CTCCCATTAAAGGAGGCGACCTCAATTCACCGCAAGGAGAGAGTCACCGGTATTGATACCATTTCTGGCTTTCAATCTTTGGGGAGAGTGGTTTGATAGAAGGGTTCAAATCCCTTCCGGGTAATTCCGCCAGTCTTTGACTGGGCATGGATTTCTTTCGACCTATCTTCTCGATTTTGAATAAAGGGAATGCTCTATCTATATTAGGGGCTTGTTTCCTGCGAATGATGCGAGACGGCTTTCGCGCAAGGTAAACCTTGGCTGCCTTCGGGCACCTCTGGAAACTCTTGACCATTTCTGGTTAAGTGCACCTAGTCAACAGGATGGTGTGACCATCTCCCTGTACTTGATATGTCGGAAAGGTTTCTAATAGGACCTTTCTCTGAAGTGGGCCTTGCACGCCTTATTTCGGATAAAACGACCTCTACACCGGGGTAGGAGAAAAACACATTTATTACTTAATTAAAAGCAACAAACATATTTTTCAACCTATTAGGCCAATTGGGTTCATCCGTCATCTCCGTTTTTATGTCTGTAGTTCTTACGTATGCAATCATCTCATTCACCCTAGGGTGGATCAGCGATTACATGACGGATCTACGAGAACTAAAAACACCACCATCAGCTTTAGAATTAAAGCCGGTGACGGTAAAAGAGATGGATAGGATAATCCATTTGGTTTCCTTAGTGTTCAATATTACCAAAGGTCAGAAGGCTATTCTTTGCGATATACAAATTCGTATCCTTAAGGTCTGGAAAGATTCCGGAGTTAAGTTCACGATAATTTATCTATCTGAATGCCTAAGACTAGTTTGTGTATATATTGCCGAGGACGGTATCAAAAATAAGAAAACGTGGGTAGCTACCTATTGTAGGAGTGGCTTACCAAAAATCTTGGGTATGAAAGGGAGACAGTGCATCATTGATTACAGAAATGCAATTAATGCTGGTACTGCTTCTACTGACGTATCCTTGAAATTTGCACGTGTAATAATATCTGTTCTTAGTTTCTTCAGAATGATGAGCCCTGAACATGTCCTTAACTTCGGAACGGTTGTTGATCCCTTGAAAGAGGGTTCACTTCCATTGCCGGAGAAGGATATTGCTAGGGGCTTATCATCCCTTGGTCTAAGACGCTTAAAAACGTCTTCGCCAAGGTTCCTCTGGAGTAATAAGGCAGGTGTTAATACTCGTTATGCCTTCCTATCGATAGGGCTAGACTTGCTGGGAATTATAGCTGTACCCAGAGTATGGTGGAGTATGTTGAGATATGCGTTCTATATGGGATACTATCTATTCTGCTTTATCTTTGTGATGGCATCTTTATGGTGCCTTCCGTTCTTTATAATATTCACTCCCCTTGTTGGATTTTTCCGACTAGGACGATTGAGTATTGTTAAAGAACTTAAAGGTAAGGCTCGAGTAGTTGGTATCACCGATATGTGGACGCAGATGCTCTTCAGACCCCTTCATGACTCTATTTACGACCAACTCGGGAATATTCCTGAGGATGGTACGAATGATCAGTTAGCTCCGGTAAAACTAATCCTTAAGAAGAAACCATCATGGGTTAACTCAGTGGATCTCTCGGCTGCTACGGATAGACTTCCTGTTGAATTACAGGCAAGAATACTGTTGCAGCTAGGAGTCCCTGGTGACCTATGGAGGGATATTCTTAGACGTCCGTATAATTATGCGGATGTGGATTATGTTTATGCCGTCGGCCAACCGATGGGTGCGTATAGTTCTTTTGCAATGCTAGCTTTAACTAACCATGTTATTGTACATAGCTCAATGTCAGAAAATGGTGTTAAATATAAACCAGGTTCCGGACAGTACGCTGTACTAGGAGACGATGTTGCTATCTCTGTGAAAGATGTTGCATTAACTTATATTCAAAAATTAGAGATGATAGGTGTCGAGGTAAATCCAATTAAAGGTTTTACTGGAAAGGTGATCGAGTTTGCCAAAACTCTATTCCATGGTCCTACTGGTGTAAATTTTACACCTGTTGGAGCAAAGATAGTGTTAAGGTCTGCTCGTGAACCAATCTATTTCGTCACTCTCCTTAAAGATTTAATCAATAAGGGTTATCTTCCTATTTTAGAATTGAGTTTATCAACATTTAACCAATATCTCACACTGTTCGGGAAAAATTCCGGACCAGCACGAGATGCTTGGTTATTCGCATTCTTAGGACCCCAAAGTGGGTTATGGGGACAGTCGGAGGGTAACCTAGATAAAAATCTATGGAGATCCCTTTTCGACCAATTCCTTCTAACACTACCTGGGGCTTCTGACTTTGCGTCTGTAACAAGGTGGTATGAAAACCGCCTGATACGACTTTCAGTCTTTTCCTACAGCTCTATTCATGAGCTTGGTGAGGGGTTTCTAAGAATCGGTAAATTTTCTCAGAAGCCATGGATATGGCCTCGTAAGAAATTCGATTACTTGGAATCCTCTCCACAAATGCTGGCACTGTTGACCTGTGCGACGGGTTTACCCTTCTTAGTTCCAATACTGTGTTGGTATTATGTATCCGCACTAGCTACGGGTTTATATCTCGCTACAGTTTCCAAACTTACGGGATCTAAAGGATTAGATAACGAGCTTCTTGAAGCCGCATCTTCTCCCATTCAGGCATTGATAAAATATCTTGAGCGTAATGCTCAGGCTGGATACAGTCAGTTACAAGGTAACGAACTGGCATTCAGGGAGCAGTATTCTAACTTCCTCGAAAATCCATTTCTGCGTAAACGAGCCACTAAGTGGCCAATTCACACGGATATTGGATGGTTCGTAGGATGGTTAGGTACTCTCAAATTTAAAAGACCTATGCAGTTGCTGGCTGTTCGTTTCATCAAGACGAAAGGTGTTCCTGCAGATGACATGCTTCCAGCGGTGAAAACCGCTAGATCATGTTTATCTACATTAGCACCAAGTACTCATGGTAAAGCTTACAGACTGGCTTCTGCTAAGGCAATGCAAAAATATAAAGATCGTAAGAATAAAAAAGGAGGTAAATAGGAACCCACTAACTACGGTTGGTGCCTTACTATTCATTTTCATGAACGAAGACTCCGCCATTCTACCTAAACTAGTATGACACTAGGACGGTACTCGTCCCGACTGACGAGGCCTGC